TTATCCGATGTTATTTCAGATTCAAGCCTAAGTCCATCTGTTACTTCAACACTTGTTACAGAAATCTCTGCTGATTCCATAAAAGTATAATACGATTTTAGGAACTCTAAAAATTTAGGATGATCTTCAAGTACAAATTCAGGTACTTGTTTATCTAAGAGATTGGATATTTTATCAGTAAATTTTGCCATCTGATATTATCTCCTAATAACTACTTGATGTCGTATAACCTACACCTGCGTCAGCAGAACCTCCAACGAAAGTGTCTGCTTCAACTGTTATTATTGAATTAGCTGTATCTATATTTAAAATTTGGTCTCTTACAGGTACTACGTCATTTGATTGTGGTGTAACTGTCAACTCTATGACCGTTGAAGCTGCACCTCTAATATTTTCTATAGACGCAACATTTAAAGAGTTAAGTGTTACTTGACCTGTTGTATAACTAATTGTACCTTGTGTGTTGTTAGCATAAATTCTGATAGAACCTGATAAACTGTAACGTCTAATATTTCCTTGACCATCATCATCTAAGAAAAATATTGTAGATGTATCACCATCAACTTTAAAACCTGTTGACTCTAATATACCACCCATTGCTGAATTATGTCCAGAGTGTGGATTATATAATGCGTTTCTAAAATAAATGTCATATCTTGTTGAAGCATTTAGTGTTGGTGTAAAAGGTTTTCTAACTTTGATAGTTGTAATATTTGAAACAATACTAGCGTCTGCTGAATCAATTAAAGATGAAACTTTTGAAAATCTAAAAAGACCATCAAATTGTTGTAAAGTATTTGTATTGTAAGTTGATAAAGAAGTAAGAACATTTGATTTTAGAGTAGCTGATGTTTTAGTAGTTAATTTTTCATCGTACTTAACATTACTTGTCAATAATATATCTGTTGTTTCTGCGTCAACTATTTGTGGAGAAACAGAGGCAACGTTATATTTTTTTAATTGTGTTTTAATACTTTCTTTAGTAATATTTGTTAAAGTAGAACCTGATTGAGGATTTATTGCAATCTTAACAACACCGTAAACAGGATTTTCATCGTCTTCACCACCCCATGCACTTACTGATCTTGCATTAGGATAAATTGTTTTTACTATTGTTTCGTAATCTGAAGTTGTTACAGCTCTATCTTGTGCTGAATAACTTAATGGCGCATTAAATCTAATTGATTCTTTTGATTGTGCCTCAGCACCACCTTGTGCATTTGAATTTGTTGTTATAGATACGTTTGAAAAACCACCAATATCACCAGACAATTCAAAAGTAGAAGCACCATTAGCTTCAACTGAATTACTTACAATATACTCTAAAGTTATTATGTTACCGTCATCTAATTTTTTACCAATTACATTATCACCAAAGTAAACTTCAAATTTACCTTCGTCTGTTTCTTGTAAAAAATAAACTTTTGATGTACTTGAAACAGATGTAACACCTGTTGCTAAAATGTAAGTGTTTGTAGTTGTATCAGTTACAGAATTTTGTACAGTTACTTTTAAAGTTGTTGTATCTGCTCTGTTACTTGGTATAGTAAATTTTTGGTCTGGATCATTAGCGTCATTTGTATATTTAAAATTAACTAAAGTACCTTCGTAAATTTTTAAGTTTTCAAATTTATATACACCATCGATAGGATTAATTGCAACTGATTCATTATTTAAAAATTGATATGATGTATTATTAATTGTAGTAGTAAAAACTGTACCTTTAGGCATTGTAACAGTTGAACCTGTTGCGTTGTTTACTTCTACAGTTATGTCTGCTATTGATGTTCTAAGAGATGTTGGTGTATAACCTAACATCTTAGCTAATGATACAATATTTTTTCTTATGTCAGCACTATCTAAATATGTTTCATTAACTAACATATTGGCATTGAAACCAAGATAGTGTGTATTGTAAGCTAGTGTGTCTAATAGAATTGAAAAACCAGAACCTTCAAAATCATAATCTTGGAACTCTGATTGACCTTGTAAAAATATTTTTAAATTTGATTTGATATTATCAAAATCAAAATCGGATACTGTTAGTTTATTGGACGCCATTTACTTACCTAATTCTTTGTAGTGTTGTTGTAACAGAAACCGGATTTGGTAAATTCAACACATAAAAATTTACTACTATGTCTATTCCGTTTCTATCAGGTTGTTCATTTACACCGATAGATGTAACGTTTGCTCTTGGCTCAAAGTTGGTTAATACTTCTTCAATCTTTCTTCTAATAAAAATACCAGTCATTGGTGTAAAGTTTTCAAATAACATATCTCTTACACCACAACCTAATTCTGGATGAAAAGGTCTTTCATAGAATTGAGTATTAACTAAATTCTTAACACTACGCTTTACAGCTTCAACATCTTCTATCTTTACTACATCATTTGTAACAGGATGTCTTGTAAAGTCTAAGTCAAGGTCTACATAGGACCTAACAGACCTTTTACTTTTATTAGTGCTAGAAGCGTCATAGTTTGCCATATTAGTAATATTTATAATGATATTACAAATTATCCTGCAAAAACATTACCAGAACCGCTAGCAGCTGAGTTAGGTATCCATGAACCATGTCCACCTGTTCCGTCACCTTTTCTATGAACACCAATGCCGTTTACAAATACAGTTGATGAACAACCGACAGCAGGATCACCACATGAAGTAGCGTCACCTTTTCTAATAGTATTAGCACCATTAGTAATTACATTTGTAGAACCACCTGTATAAGATGTTTTATGAAAAGGGTTTGGTGTAGGACTAGCATGACCTACATGACTATCTGTTCCTGATCTAACAATACCCGGCATTTTTATCTAGCCAATTTCTCTTTTAATGCTAATCTACGTTTTTCTTGTAAAATTGATTGTCTTAATTTTCTACCAATTGGTATCATAATAGAATGACACATCTCTTTACCTTTTTTACTGATATATTCAACGCTGATTTCTCTATCCTTAAAATCGCCTTGTACAGCTCTTACTGCTTTCTTTAAACTTATGTCTTCTTTTTCTTTTTCAACGCCTTCAGCGTTCCAAAACTTAAATATTCTCATTTTTGGCATAATTAACTTTCTATATTATATTTTTCTTCGTCAATATACGAATCACAACGACAATGACTACAACAAAGTATTAAAATGTCTTTATTATCACCATCTTTGTGTTCCTGTGTACAGGATGTTCCACAATGGCACTCATGTCCGCAATTTTGACAATTTTTCATTATAAACCTATTTATATCAGTACTGACAGCTGACATTTGCAGCTCGCCACTCTGTTTCATTTAAATTTTCTACGTTTTCCATAGCTGATTCGCCGATTCGCTCTAAATCCGGTTTAATTTTGCAATTTTCACGCATTCCTGAGCAGGAAATAATGAAAAAGAACAAAATGAGAACAAAATAATTCATAAATCGTTGATTTTACTCGCTTTTTTCTGCTATTTTTTTGATTTTTTCGCTTGACTTTAGTTTCTTTTTCTGGTATAGTATATGTATATTATGAAAAAAGACAAAAAAACACTAAAAACAAGAATTTTAGAAGCCAGACAAAGAAATTGCTTGACTCTTCTACAAATTTTTGATATAATATTATTAACAAACAACAAAAAGGAGACTCACTATGGGTAAAGTAAAACAATGGGCTTGGGACGAAGCCGAAAAAGCAGTTGATAAGATAATCTTACAAGTTAAACAAAATCTTATCACTAAAGAAACAGCTAAGATCGATATTATGAATGTACAAAATGTTGACTTATGCGATATCGATGAATTTAATGTTGATGAAGTTATTGACATGGAATTGGAGAAAGCTTAATGAATAATTTTTTTAGTATTACAGCTATTCTATCTGCAATCTTAGCCGTTGGTGCTATCGATGATTGTAAAGGCGCTTGTGCCGGTAACGAGAACTGGATGGTTTTCGGAATAATGGTTGCCATTATGTTGGTTTCTGTTATAATGACTATATTAACTATGAACAAAAAAGGACAATAACACTATGATTAAAGTATCACAAAAATGCGAAACACTAGACGAAGGAATTAAATTCTTAATGGCTGGTGCAAAAGCCGACTATGTTGCAATGTCAACTAGTTATGGTAAAAAAGAATTAACAGGTTGGGCATTAGAACAAACTGATAATTGGGATAAAAAAACAAAAATCTCACAAGGTAAAAAGTACATTAAGATTGTACAAGATACTGGTGTTTTTTGTTTTATTGTAAAAGAAGACTTTAAACATTTTAAAAAAGGTGATATATTGAAAGCTGCTGGTTACAA